TCATAATCCGCGTGTCGGGGGTTCAAGTCCCTCCTCCGCTACCATCATAACAGTCGGGGGCGCTCCTCTGTTGGGCGCGGGCTTGCCGGTCGCGATCGCGATGGCCGAGCCGAGCAAGCCGGCGACCTCGATCTCGCAACCGCCGTCGGCCCCGGGCCTGATCAGGACCGCGTCGACGAGGCTCCGGACGTCCGCTTTGACGTCGTCGGAAACGGGCTCGCCGCTGGCGAGCGCGGCCGTGAGGCGGCCGACACGCTCGCGGTAGGCGGCGACGATATGGGGGTGAAGGGCGATCACCGGCACGGCCTCGTGCTCGGCGAGTTCGGCCCGCGCCGAATCGCGCTCGGCCGTCTTCCGCGCGAGCGCTTGGCGCAGCTCCGCGAACTCGCCGCCCCCGTCGGCTATGGCTGCGACGAGACGGTCGACGGAGGCTTGCGCCTGGGCGGCGCGGCGCTCGAGCGCGCCACGGGCCCGGGCGCCGTCCTTCAGGCGCCGATCGCGCTCGAGGTGGTACTCGCGGACCAGGAGCGACACGGCCTCGGGCGAGAGAAGGTGGTCGGCAAGGCCGTTGACGACGCGGCGCTGAAGCTCCCCGAGCGAGATCCGGCTCGTATTCGAGCAGGTTCCCGCGTCCCGGGCCCGGGCGCAGGCGAGACGGTCTTTCGTGACGATCGTGAAAGCGCCGCCGCAGAGGCCGCAGCTGACGAGGCCCGAGAGGACATGCTTGGGGCGCTTGCGCCTCACGATCGACGGCTGGGCCGCACGAGAGGCCCGCGCGCCCTGCGCCCGGGCCCATAGCTCGTCAGAGGCTATGCGGAGCTCGGGGATCTCCATCGTCTCCCGCTCCTGCGCGGGATTCGCCCTCGAGACGCGGTTCCGGCTTTCCGGGTCCCGCTTCATGGTGACGCGGTTGTAGACGAAGCGGCCGACGTAGATCGGATTGTGAAGGATGCCGATCTGCCGGGCGGCGTTGCCGACGATCGCCGAGGCGCGCCACTCGCCGCCGCGGGGGGAGGGGATGCCGTCGGCGTTGAGGCCCTTGGCGATCGCCTTCGGGCTCTTCCCGTCGGCGTATTCCTCGAGGATCCGCCGCACGACCGCGGCCTGCTCCTCGTTGACGCGGCGCCGGCCGGCGTCGACCTGCCCGCGGGCGTCGATCTCGCGGACGACGTCGTAGCCGTAGCAGAGGCCGCCCGGGATCCGACCGCGCGAGAGGCAGCCCCGCTGTCCGCGCCGGATCTTCTCGCGCAGCTTGCCGAGCTCGAGGGCGTCCATTGTGCCCTTGAAGCCGATCTGCAGGTCGTCGACGGTCCCGTTGGCGAGCGTGATCAGGCGGACGTCGGCGAACCGGAGGCGCTTGTAGATCCCGGCGACGTCCTCGAGGTCGCGCGCTATGCGGTCGAGATCCTCGGCGAGGATGATGTTGAAAAGGCCGGACGCCGCGTCGGCGAGCATTGCCGTCATGCCGGGCCGCCTGATGTTGGCGCCGGAGATCGCGAGGTCGGTGTAGACCTCGACGACGTCCCAACCTTCGGCGTCGGCGCGCCGCCGGCACTCCCGGACCTGGTCCTCGGCCGAGGTTTCCGATTGCCGGTCGGTAGAGAAGCGGGCGTAGATGGCGCACCGGGACATGGTCGACTCCCTGATTCTTGGACGGGCGCACCATCCTCTGCTGCCATCTCACGAGCAATCGTCCTCACGAGGCTGGCGATGCGGGCGTCGATCACCGGCCCGCCCCCAAGGCAGCAGCGGCCGCGCGCTCGCGCTCGATCTCCCCGTCGAAGCCCCAGCCTGAGCCGCCGATCGCCCGCCAGAATGAATCGAAGTCCGGGAGCTTGGTGAGGGCCGGCGCGGGGGTGTAGTGCGCGGCCGCGTAGCGGTCCCAATTGACGAAACCGGCATTGAAATTGAAAGGCCTGGTGCTCCTCATTCGGCCGGCTCCGCTTCCTCGGTCGAATAGGCGAGGAGGGCGAGCCCGTGGCCCGTCAGCTGAACGACGTACTCGCGCGGGCTGAGCTCGCCCCGGGCGCAGCGGCGCCGAAGATCCGCCATTGCCTGGGCCGACGGGATCTCGACGGCCTCGGCCGCGGCGATCACCTCGTCGAGGGCGAGCGATTCGCGAACCGCGACCATCAGAGGGGGAGGTCCATCTGCGGTCCGCGCCTGGTCGGCCGAGGCGGCGCGAGGCAGCCATGCTTCCGAAGCCAGACCTGGGCGGTCGCGTCGGCCGCTTCCCAGGCCTTGCCGGCGTGGCCGTTCGCGGCGCACTCGATCGTGAAGGCGCGGTGGATCGCGGCGCGGAGCTCGGGCGAAAGCTTGAACCAGTGCGGCTGACAGCCCCAGCCTCCCTGCGTCGCCCGCCTGTCGCACTCGGGGAAGCGGCATAGCGCGGTGCCGAAAGGGCGGCGCTGGCGGATATCGAGGTCTTCGGTCATGCCGCCGCCAGCGCCTTTCTCCGCTTCGGCCGGCCGATCTTCAGCTGGTCTAGGATGCTGTCGACGAGGGCTTTCGCTCGCGCCTCGAGGCCCGCGCGGGCGCCTTCCGGCCATTCCCCTGTCAAGACCGACGTCGGCTGCTCCTGGATCGCCCGGAGCGCCACGCCGAGCTGCTCGTCGAGGACCGCGATCGCGCGCGTTTCCGCGACGCCGCGAGCCGCTTCGTCGAAGCTTGCCGCCGGCGGTGGCGCCGGCGGCGCGGGCGGCGGGGCCGGCGACGCGCGCAGGTTCCGCGGTTCGCCGAACCAGGCGAAGAGATCCTGTAGGCAGCCGGCGCAGAGATCGTCGGCGCCGGCCTCCGCATGCCCGATTCGAGCGCCGCCGCCTGCCTTCTCCGCGGCTATCCGCCCCCAATCGGTTGGGACGGCGCCGCTTTCGACGCGATCTTCCTCGCCGCAGCGGTCGCACCTGAAGATCTTGAAGCTGGTGCTGCTCATTGCGGACCCTCCCGAAAGAGATCCGCGAGGACGACCTCGCCCTTGGCCGGATAGTCGACCAGGCCGAGCGTCCGCATGGCGCCAAGGTCGCGCTCGAAGGTCGACGAGCTCGCCGACGTGTCGCACTTGCCGGCGAGATCGTCCCGCGTGAGCTTGCGGCCGTTCCAGAGCGCCCGGAGGATCCGGGCGCGGCGCGGCGGCAGCTTGGCGGCTATCGCCTCGAGAAGCGCCGCCCGGGTTGCCGGCGCCTGGTGCGGCTGCGCGAGGGCGCGACCTGTCGCCGTAAGCGCAACCTCGCCCTGGGCGGGATATTCGACCAGGCCGAGCGTCCGCATGGCGCCGAGGTCGCGCTCGAAGGTCGACGAGCTCGGCGTCGTGTCGGCGAAGTAGGCGACGATCGCCCTCGGCGCGTTCTCCCGCTTCAGGAAGGCGTTGCACCATGCGACGGCGTCGAGGATGCGCTGCCGCCGCGGCGGCAGATCCACCGAACCGGATATGGGGGAGGCGGGCCGGGCGCTGGCAGCGCCCGACGGTTTGCCCTCCGCAGCCGCCTCCCCCCCGCCGGCGTGGTGCGGCGTAGCCTGGGGGGAGTGCCCCGCCTCGCGCTCGCCGCCGGCGTGTTCTGTCTCCCCTGAACCAGGATCGGCGAGGAGCATGTCGATTGTGCAACGGATTCGCCGCAGCCCGTCCTCGAGCTCGGTGACGTGCGCCTCGGTGCGCGCGCGGCCGCCCCGTTCCTCCGCGAGAAGGCCCTCGAGCTCGACGACACGCGCGGCCGCCGCGCCGTCGACGTTGGCGCCGATCGGCGCGTCGGCCGGGCTCGTCTTTAGCGCGGCCGCGATGGCCGAGACGTCGAGCTCGGCGAGCATCTTCGGCTCGACGTGGACCTCGCCGGGCGCCGGCGTCCGGCTCGAATCGAAGGTGGCGATCGGCGCGGTGAAGCCGCGCTCGAGGATCCCGAGGCGCGGGCTGTAGATCCAGCGCTCGCCTCGCTCGAGGCCGGGCAGGGAGCGCATGACGTCGGCGCGAACGGCCTTGTCGCCCTTCGCCTTCAGATAGTCGTCGATCGCCTTCTGGTCGCGGGGATCGATCAGCTGGTGCGCGATGATCGTCTGCGCCTGGGATAGGACCGCCTTGGATATGTCGGCCGGGCGCTGCGTGATCACGGTGAGGACGAAGCCGGCGACACGGCCTCGCTTTGCAATCCAGATCAAGTCGCGAGTGAGGCCGAAGGCGAGGTCGTCGGGCGCCGTCTGCGGCGCGACCTCCTCGGCCTCGTCGACGATCAAGTGGAAGTTGCCGCGCGGTTTGGCGCGGAGCCGCTTCACGAAGGGGGCGAGGAAGAGACGCTGGTCGACGTCGTCGTGAAGGTGGCCCAGGCTGACGATCGCCGAGACGCGCTGCTCGATGATCAGGCGCGCGATCGCGTCGCCGTCGCCTGGGCCGATCGGCACGTCGCCGTGGCGCCCGCCGAAGATCGGGATATCGAATCCGGGGCCGGTGCCGGCGACGTCGGACCTCAGCCCGTACCAGACGTCGGTGAGATCGATGATCGCGACGTGGCGGCGCTCGCGGAGCAGCTGCTCGGCCTCGGCCTTGCCGGTGACGGTCTTCCCCGAGCCGCTGTTGCCGACGATCGCCTGATGCTCGTTGATGTAGGAGGGGAGGGGCGCGGTCACGCGATCGCCCTCCCGTCCCTGAGACGAATATAGCCGCCCTCGGTCATGACGCCGCCGTGAGTTTGCACGGCGACGGGCTTTCCCTTGGGCGTGTAGCCGAGGATCGTCGACGGGCCGGCGGAGATCCCGCCGGACCCGTCGAGATCCTCGCAAGGATAGGCCTTGCCCCGCGTGAGACGGCAGCGGGCGCCGTGCGGCACGTCGGCCCCCGCGATCGCGGAGGTGCGCCGGACGTCGCCCGTCTGCCGGTTCACGCCTGCAGCTCCGGTTCCGGAGCCGGCTGCTCGGCCACGGCTTCCGCCTCAACGGCGTCGCCACCCTCGCCTTCGCCGCCCTCGTCGCCCTCGCCGTCCTCTTCGGCGTCCTCCTCGGCGATCTCTTTCTCGTAGAGGGCTTCGGCCTCGGAGAAGTGGCGCTCGACGTCGGCGGCCGGGATCCTGACGAGGAGCGCGACGACGAAGTCCCCCTCTTCCTCCTTCTCCGCGATCGACACGTACTCGACGCCTTCAGGCGGCCAGAAGGTGCGGCCCTCGAGCTGCGTCCCGCCGACCGACGGAGCCGCGAGGCGAGCTGCGCGATATTCGATCGCTTCGCGCCGCTGCTCGGCTTCCCAGGCGGCACGATCGAAGGTGCTCCCCTGGCCCTGGTTGCCCTGCTTCTGCTCCGGCTCGGTCTTGACGAAGCAGGACTCGACCCGTCGAAGCTCGCCCTGGCCGCCGATCTCGAAGATCGCGATCGAGCTGTCCCGCTGCTCGGGCGTTAGCTTTTCCGCCGCGTGATAGAGGGTGCGAAAACCTTCGGGCGGCGCCGGCAGCTGCCAGCTTTGCTTGCTGAGGCTGATCATCCCGTCGGCCCAGCCCTCGTCCTGGGCCAGCTTGCCGGCCTCTCTCTCCCCCTTTTCGCGGGCAAGCTTATCGACGAGCGACGGATCGAGGAGGACTTGCCGCTCCTCGGCCATGAAAAAGAGGTCCGTCTCTAGGCGGCCGCCTGCCTCGAGGTAGGCGTCGAGGCCGATGTAGACGACCAGCTTATGATCGCTCGTGTAGACCTTCCCGGCGATCGCGTCGCGGATCGAGGTCGCGCTATGCGCCTGCCACGTCTTCTTCTTCTCGGCCTCGAAGATCTTGAGCTGCACGGCCTGGTCGGGGTGGCCCGCGTAGGCCTGGGCCGAATCGAGGACGATCTCGCCGGCGCGCAGCGCCTCGAGGATCGGCGGGGCGAGGTTGGCGAGGCGAAGCCGCTGATCGACGTAGCGGACGGTAAAGCCGAAGCGTCGGGCGCAATGCGCGACGCGCTCGCGCGGGTCGGCCATGCCGGCGGCCTCATAGTCGCCGATGATCGCCAGGAAGGCCTCGACCTCGTCGGCCGGGTTCATCGCCTCCTTGAGGTTCTCGGCAAGGCTGGCTTCCCGCAGCTCGGCACGATCGACGATCTTGACGGGCACGTCCCAGTTGCGGGGTATGCGCTTCAGCGCGACGTTCCGCTGTAGAGCGCGCCAGCGACGACCCCCGCCCCCGACCTCGTAGAGGCCCTTGCCGCCCATGGTATGGGCGACGACGAGGTTCTGCAGCAGGCCCTTCTCGTGGATCGAGTCGGCAAGCTCCTCGATGCTGATGTCGGGATGCGTCTTTCTGACGTTGAGCGGCGATAGGATGAGCTTGTTTAAAGGGACGGTATCGACCATATCAGTTGCCTCCGGTGGCGGTTGCTGAGGGGCGCCGCGAGCCAAGGTTCCGATCGGCGGGAGTTACGGCTCCACCCCGGGTTTCAGGCCCCGGAGCGTCGGAATCAGCAGGGGCGGCGGGCGAAAGCCCGCCGCCCTTCTCTTTGGCGAGGAGCTCGCGGAGCTCCGCGCCGATCGCGGTGGTCCGGACCTGCCAGCCCCCGCGCCATGCGATGATGTGAACGAGGTTGAGGCGCTCCGCGGCCTGGGCGTTGCGCTGATCGCCCTCGCCCTCGTCGAAGCAATCGAGGCCGTCGTCGGACAGGCTCAACATGAAGGCGCGGACGCCGGCTGGAAGGCCGGCAATGAGATCCGCGGCCGCTATGGTGATCGCGCCGGGCCTCATGCCATTCCCAGGGCGGCTTTGTAGGCCTCGATCATGGCCTCGGACTCCTGCCGATCGTGCGTCTCCATCTTGCGGAGGCGCACGATCGCCCGGATCGTCTTCGTGTCGTAGCCGCGGGCCTTGGCCTCGGCGTAGACGTCCTTCACGTCGTCGGCCGCGGCCTTCTTCTCCTCCTCGCCGCGCTCGATCCTTTCGATCAGCAGGCGCAGCTCATCGGCCGCAATGGTGCCTTCAGCCATCGATCGGCCTCCCTCGTTTCGCCATGTCGATCAGAAAATCACGCGCGGTTTGCAGGTCGGCCGCGACGGCCTCGCACCAGCTGCGGCGTTCGCGATCGCCTTCCGAGTTAGGGTCGTCCACCCTAGCTGCCCAACGGCGAACGAGGGCGATCGCCGCGTCGACGCCGGCGGCCTCGCGCGATCCCGGTTCCCGGTCGGACTCGGCGCTGATCACGTCCGCAGCCTGCGTCAGCATCGCCCGTGTGGTGGCGGGCTTGCCCCCGGCGTGAGCGTAAAGCATTGCCGCGAGGCCGTGGAGCGGAAGCATCCCGCCCGCGGCGAGGCGAGCGTCCCTTTCGGCTCGGAACGCCGCGGCGTCCGCAGCGACGGCAAGGTCTTCAGCCACGGGGCTCCCCTCCTATGTCTTTCGGGTTTTCGGCTTCCTCGATCGCGGCCTCGACGGCGGCGATTGCCGCCTCGAGCGCGCAGACCTCCCCTTCGAGTGCAGGGTCGAGGGCGTCGCGCTCGGGCTCGCCGTCGACGAACTCGTCGCAGCCGACCTCGAGCAGAGCCCGAAGCTGGCTTCGCATGGCGGGAAGGGCGAGCTGAGCCGCCTTCAGGAGGCTGGGGCCGGCCCACTGGGCCCCTTGGAGGCGCTCGGCGGTCCAAGGGCCCTCGGCCGCGACGGTCGCCTCTGCGGCTGCTAGCGCGGCCGTCACGAGCCGAATCCCAGGTAGTGGGCGGATGCCGGCCAGATCGAGACGATCAGGAAGCGGCCCGGGACCAGGAAGAAAGCGACGGCGCCGAGCCGGAGACAGATCCCGTCGAAGCTGTTGGTCGTCAGCGCGGCCCGGAAGCCGCCCCTGATGATCCGTCCGACGCCGATCCGGTTGACGCTCGGCCGAGGCGCGACGGCGCGCGCGAGTTTGAGGTCATGCTGCATGACGGACCTCGCTTCCCGGCTTGCCGGCGGCGAGATCGCGCGCGCAGCGGGTGCAAAGGGGCGGCTCGGTCGTGCCGGCGTTCGCCCAGCCGCAAGGGCCGAGATCCTCGCCGGTCTGCTCGAGGCAGGGATCCTGCCAGCTGCAGGCGCAGCCGCGGCAGATCGGCGGGAGCGGCCGCGCCGGATTGTCCTCCGCCGCGACCAGGGCGAAATAGACCGCGCGATCGTAGCGGATCGGCCCGTCGAGCCGATCGAGGAGCGTGAGGTGCGTGAGGGCGCTGAAGGCGTCCAGATCGTGCGCCTCGAGGGCGACGATCTGCGCGCGAAAGTCGGCGGCGCCGGATCCGGCGCCGGCGAGGATGGTCGCGAGATCGTCGAGCTCGAGGCCCGCGGCCTCGCGCCGCTTCTGCATGTAGAGGCCGGGGGTTGTTATGCCCTGCGGCAAAGATAGGTCGTTCATTTCGGTCCTCCCGTTTCAGGCAACAGAAAGGCCTTCCCGCCGGAGGGGGCGGCGGGCGGCTTGGTTTCGATCGAGGGATTAGTTTGGCAGAGACGCCCGCCAGCTCGGCGAGCCGGCGCTGAGGCTAGGAGCCCGTGGCGACGGCTTCACCGAGGGCGCCGTCGTCATTCGCGGCGGCCGGCGCCACCTCCGGGGCGCTGGCGATCGTCTGACGCCCCATATTGTCGTTGTCCGCGACGCGCCTGGGCGGCGCCATGCGGATCTCGACGCCCTCGCGAGGCGAGACGCCGGCGGAAATTCCGTGCGTGATCTCGAAGGCGGCGCCGTATGTCGCCCCGCACTCGAGGTTGTCGCACTGAAGGTTGATTTGAGCGAGCGTCGGGACGACGATCCTGCTCGTGCGGATCTTCAGCTGGCCTTCGCAATGAAGGCACTTAAGGCTGGCGACCCGCGTCATTCCACGGTGAGCATTCCTAGACATTTTGCTTGTTCTCCCCCCCCGGGGATTGCACCGCTGCCACCTCGTCTAAGGTGCTCAGGGTGTTCGTTAGGGCGCTGATCGCCTCTTCCGTCTCGCGGCGGGCGATCGCGCGGTCGGCTGAGGTTGCGCCCGGCCTTGCGGCCATGACTAGAGCGGCGACGGCTTCGCCGGATTCCTTGGCAGCTGCGGCCGCCCTCGCCGCGCGTAGTTCCGCGTCGGCACTCGCCACGGTGACGGCCTTCTCTAGGCGCAGCGCGTAGCATTGAAGGAAGGGGGCGCCTTCGCCGCCCTCCGCCTGGTAAGCGACGTCGAGGAGCTCGGCGACGTCGAGCGTCACGCCTGCGGCCGTGTCCGGATCGCTCCAGTTGCGGACGGTGCGGACGTCTTTGCCGGCGATCTCGGCGATCTTCTCCCAACCGAGCAGATCGGCGATGCGAATCAGCGCCCTCTCAAACGTCAGGGGCGCGCGCTGCTTCGTCATTTGGTCAGACTCCCGCGAATGTAAGCAAGACCACGGGAACCGATCGCCTGTACGGAGGGGCGCGGCGAAGATCGCAAACCTGTGTTAGTCCACTGTAAATTCACCGGAATTGCATGGGCGGCTCGCCGTGGGGCTCCTAGCAGGGAGAGGGCGAGCCGCCCGCCGCCGAAGGGGTCGGCGGAGTAGATGGGGGAAGCCGCGGCGATCACCGAACCGCCTCCCCAACCAGTTGCAATTTCCCGGTGCGATTGAAATCGTCAACCGCACCGGCTCCCGCTACAGTGTGCCCGGCGGGAAGAGAGGAAACAGTCCCCGCGACAATAGGCGAGGAGGGCGTGGGAATGAGGCCGAGTTTGACAGCGATCTCGCGAGACTTGCCTCGGATGCAGCGCCGGGTTCCACTCAGGACTTGGTAGACTAGCTTGGGGTTGTAGCCGTGCCGCTCGGCCCAGGCGCCGATATTATCTTCGTTCTGGACCAAATTCCGGCGAGCGCGCCGAAGCGCCTCCCTCGAAAATGGTTTCACAGAATCGGCGGTCACGGCTAGGTCCCCGTTTGTAGAATTGCTCTACAAATTCGTCAGGATGGAGAGGAGGTCAAGCTATTTCTTCAATTACGGAGAAAATCGCGGCCCGTCTAAGAGAGGAGCGGGTGCGGCTCGAGCCCCATCAGGGGCGGTTTGCGGCGCGAATCGGCGTGTCGCAGAACCGGCAAAGCTTCCTCGAGACGGGCGCGCGGGGAATCGATGCCGAGTATCTCGCGCGGGTCGCCGCGGAGGGGGTCGACGTCCACTTCGTCCTCACGGGCGAGCGAATCGAGACGGACGGCCTCGGCCCGACGGCGACGAAGCTTCTGGCGATCTTCCTCGCGCTCCCGGGCGACATGCAGGATCTGTTGATCACCTTCGGACAGTCGATGCTCGACAAGTTCACCAGCCTCACCGCCTCCGATGCGAGCTAGCCGCGGCGGCCTGGTGCGCGGCTTGGGCACGGCCGTCGTGCTCGTGATCGGCGCGGCCGCCTGCGACGGCGCCGGCAACCAGGCCGAGGGCGATTCGGCGCCGGCGCTGGCGCCGTCGTTCCGATCCCTGCCAGGACAGGGGAATTTCGTCATGATCATCCCGGCCGGCATGCCGGCCGATCGCTTCCTCGACGCAGCGCGCGACAAGTGCGGCGCCGCGGATATGTGCCAGGTCTGGGCCTGGTCGAGCGAGGCGGACGCCGCGCGGGGGATCCCGATGACGGATCGCGAGGCCGCGACTATGGCCTTCAGCTTCAGCGTCAACCGCTCGACGGGCCACGAGCAGAGCGTCTGGGATTGCGCTCGCTTCCCGCGCTCGAGCGACGCGGAGTGCATGGCGAAGGACTAGGCCGTCTCGAGCTTAAGCTTGCTGCTGAGGCCTCCGCCGGCGTCGAGCGTGTGCGTCACCTCGGCGACGCGCCACGCGAGGGCGTCGACCTCGGCGCGGAAGCCGCGGACGCGGACCGGGAGCTCCGGCGAGATATCGGGGCGGCCAAGGGACATATCCCAGTCGAGAGACGCGCCGGCGCGCTTCATGCGGCCGTGCTCGGCCTTCGCCGCTCGCTTCGCGGATCCCTCGCTGTGATAGACCTTGCCGAGGCGCTTCACCTTGCGGCCGCGGTGGCCCTTGGCGGGCGCGCCGGCGCCGGCGCCGGCGCCCTCGACCTTCACCGACTGCCGCTTGCCCTTGTCCTTGTCGTGCCAGCGAGCCTCGACGCCGTCATACTGGTCGCGGTCCTGCGTCTGGAAATTGAACGGATCCCCGTCGCCGCGCGAGATCTCGAGCTGAGGCAGGGCGCGGCCCGACGGCGTCGCGCCGCGGCCGATCGGCGAGAGGATCAGCTTGCCGCCCTTCACGGTGGCGACCGCGTCGTGCCGGCGGCCGATCCGGCGGATCATCGCCATATCGCTCTCCTGGTCCTGGGCGAGGACCGTGACGGCAACGCTCGCGAGCTCGGGGGCGACGCGCGCCTCGAGGCCGTGCTCGCCGGCAACCTTGCGCGCGAGCTCGCCGAGCGTCGTCTCGTTATGGCTGCGCTCCTTGCGGACGCGATAGCTCGAAGTGAGATCGGCCGATCGGCCGCGAAGCGTGATCATATCGGGCGGCCCGCCGAAACCGACGTCGTCGATCTTGAACGTCCCCTTATCGACCAGGCCGGCGCGGACCTCGGGCCCGCCCTTCCATCCGAGCATGACGCGAACCGTGGCGCCCTTCTTCGGCAGAGGCATGCCCGGGACGTCTTTCATCTTCAGGTCGAGCTGGTCCGCCTCGCCGCCGCGCTTCTCTGAGATCGAGAGGGAGATTAGCAGCGGGCCGATTCTGCCCGTGAGATCCTCGCCGTCGTTCCCCAGGTCGCGCCCGTCGAGGAGAACTTTGAAGGCTGCCTGATTGCTTTCAGCCATTCACGCGACCCGTTTGAGCTCGATCGTGAAGTCGCTCTTCCGTGGGATGCCCCCGACGAGGAAGTTCGATTCCTGCTCGCTGATCTTCTCGAGGCGATATATCCCGTGAACCTTGCCGGTCCCGTCGACGAGCGGCCAATGCTCCCCCGTGTCGCCCATCCTTTTCAGCGTTTCGAGCGCGCTGAAGGATCCGGCGACGCCCGGGAGCAGCGCGCCGGTAAGGGTGACGCCGTCGTCGCCGGGGCCCAGGAACTGCGAAGCGGGGCGCGCCTGATATCTCGGCGTCGAGGCGTGGCGCCACTCCGTCGTGCGGGCGAGTTCCTGGAAGGGAACCGTCCCGATCTCGAAGCCAAACATTCCGAGGCTCATCAGCATCGTCAGTCGTCCTCGTATCGGGACATGGCCGCCGCGGCCTTCTCGCGCTCGTGCGCCTCGATCGCGCGCCGGATCATCAGCGCGAGATCCTCGGCGCTCTGCCCGGGCTGCTGGTTGATCGTGATGTTGTAGACGCTGCCTCCGGGCGCGCCCCCGGCGCCGGCCGACGCCGCCGGCCGCGAGGCGCCCGCTCCCGCGAGGCTGCCGATCGTCGCGGTCGACGCCGACGGCATGGCGAGCGCGGGCGCGGCGGCGCCGAGCGTCATCGCCGCGCCCATGCTGCGGGCGAGCTTGCGGATCCGATCGACCGGCGCGCCGGAGCCCCGGTCGACGCCGATCGCGAGGCCTTCCGTCAAAAATCCGCCCAGGCCCATGAAGACGCGCGAGGGCGAGCGGATCCCGAGCTTCTGGGCGAACCAGTTCTTCACGTTGCCGGCGACGTTGACGATCGCGTTTTTAAGGGCGCCGACCTTGCCGAAGAAACCGCGGATCAGGCCGGCGACGAGGTTGGCGCCGATCTCGGCGAATCGGACGTGGAGGTTCACCAGCCAATTGAGGCCGGCCATGAAGCCGCCCTTGAAGGCCTGCCAGAGCTGCCCCGGCGCCGTGGCGAAGAGGGAGCGGATGCGACCCCAAAGCCCGGCGAAGAAACCGGCGATCGCGCCCCAATTGTTATAGATCAGCAGCGGGATCGCCATGAACGGGGCGACGGCCGCGACCATGTATTGCCAGTTGGCGACGAAGAACGTCTTCAGCGACTGGAACGCCTGCCCGAACCAGGCGACGACGGCCGAGAAGGCTCCTTTGATCGACTCCCACAGGCCGATGAACCAGCCTTTGATCGGTCCCCAATTCTGATAAATCTTGTACGCCGCATAGGCGAGAAGGGCGACGACGGCGATCACCGCCAGGACGATCCCGATCATCGGGAGCATGCCGATTCCGATCGCGGCCGCGCCGGCGGCGAGGGCCGTCGAGACGGCGCCGATCACGGTGATCAGGCCGCCGAGGAGGGTGAGGATCGGGCCGAGGATGATCGCGACGGCGCCCAGGCCGATCATGAACGTCTGCATCCCCGGCGACATGGTGTTGAAGGCGACGATGACGCGATCGAGAACCTGCGTTAGCTTCGGCAGCGTCTTCAGGATGATCTCGCCGGCCGTTTCCTGGAACTCGCGCCAGTCGTCGATCGTCGCGGCGCCGGGCTTCGCGTTGCGGGCGGCCTGGGCGGATCCGGCGAACTGCTTCTCGAGCTCGCCCAGGATCAGGTTCTGCGCGCCGGCGACGTCCTTCGCCTTCACCATTTGCGCGATCATCTTCTTCTGCTCGGCCGTGAACGACACGCCGACGCGCTGCAGGGCGGTGACGCCCTTCACCGGGTCGTTGAGCGCCTTGCCGAGCTGCATCGCCGACGACTGCAGGCTCTGCCCGAGCTTGGCGGACATATTCACCGCGCCCTGCTGGGCCCGATCGAAGACCTTCCCCGAGACGTTCCCGAAGGTGAGGAGGTTCGCGGTCAGCTGAACCATGATATCGTCGTCGTCGAAGAGCGACGTCCGTTGCAGCTTCGCCGCCTGCTCCTGAAGCTGCCCGATCGAGCGCTTCGACGCCTTCCCCATGCTCGCGAGGGAGGCCTCGACCTGGGCCGAGGCGGCGCGGCTTTCCTGGGCTGCGTCGGCCGCCTGCTTGCCGAAGAGGAGCAGCGGGGCGGAAACGACGGCCGTCGAGGCGACGCCGGCGGTGGCGATGCCCTTTCCGACCTTCTGGATCTTCTCGCCGCGCTCGCGGACGCGGTTGAGCCGCTCCATTCGCTTGTGCTGGTCGCCGAGGCGCCGGTTGGCGGCGTCCATTCGTCGGCCGAGCTCGGATTGGTGGCGACTGAGGTTCGACGTGTCGACGCCGGCGGCCTCGAGCGCCCCCTGCAGCTGCGCGAGTTCGGTCGCCTGCTTGCCGGTCGTCGTGACGAGCTTTCGCTCCTCGCGCTCCATAGCGGCGAGCGATCGGGTGAGATCCTTCGACGGCGCGTCGCTCTTCGCGATCTCCGCGCGCACCTGCTGCATCCGGAGCCGGACCTTGACGAGCTCGGATTGCGTGTCGCCCAGCTTGCCGCGGAGCTGCTCGAGGCGACGGACCTCGGCCGACGCCGCCTTCAGGCCGGCGATCTCCTTCCGGGTCGCTGCCATGTCCTTCGCGAGGCCCTTGCTCCCCGCGCGCATGCGCTGGATCGGCGCGCTGAGCTTGTCGAGCGCGCCGAAGATCACCTGCAGGCGTAGCGACCTATCGCTCATTGCCGTTCATCGCCTTGTAGCGCTCGATCGCGCGGCCGTGGGCGGCCATCAGCTCGCCCAGGTCCATCGCGGCCATCTCCGAAGGGGGCCAGTGGAAGACGGCCGCGATATCAGCCATGACGTCGTCTACTGAGCCGGGTATGCCGGCTTCATCCCCTTCGGCACGAAAAAATCCGCGATCTCCGCCGAGACGGAAACCAGGTCGGCCGGGCCCATGGCGACGGCCTCGGCCTTCGTGATCGGCGGCATGGTGATCCGCGGCAGCAGCTCGTGAACCGTATCGACGTCGAGCTTCAGCAGGTCGTGGAGATTGAGGCCGCGGAGCTCGCCGCCGCCGGGCTTGCGGATGCGGATCGAGGCGATCTCTTCCTCGCCGCGCTTGATCGGATCCTCGAGTTCGACGGGATCCGAGATCGTCTTCTTGTCAGACATGGGAAAATTCCCCCTTTCAGTGGGTAGGGAGGGGCGGGGCGATCAGCCCCGCCGCCTCAGAAACCGAAGCCGCCGAAGCCGCCGCCGAGGATCCCGTTGAGCGACGGGATGCGGATCGAGGGCATGCCGATCGGGCCGGAGAGATCCCCGGCGTCGAGGCCCAGGGCGCGGCGATGCTCCGCGAGGCGATCGATGCCGCCGGTCGTGAAGACGAAGTTGAGGAGGTCGACCTCGACGTCGACGGCGCCGTTCACCGACCATTTGAGATAGGTCAGGGCCGACTTGACCTTGAACTCGGTCTGCTTGCCCGATTCGGCGTCGCCGTGCTCGATCGAGGTGTGGCGCCCGCGGACGATCAGCTCGCTCGCCATGACGCCGCCGCTTTCGTCGCTCTGATAGGATCCGACGAAGCGCAGCTGGACGCCGTCCGCCTGGACGATGCCGAACTGCTGCAGGATCGGCCGCATCAGGCCGCCGAAGGTCGTCTCCATCGAAAGCGCCTCGAGGCCCATGTCCGCCGCGACGGGCCCGAGCATGCCGCCGCCGCGGTAATTCTCGGTGGTGAGCTCGAGGTTGGGGAGGGTGACGGTCTTCGACTTGCCGATATAGGACTCGCCGTTGCCGAAGAGGATGTGGTGCTTGAGGGTGTTGGGAAGCATCGGGAGGGCTCCTGCTATCGCAATTGGGGGAGGGGGCGGCCGTCTCAAGCCGCCTTGGTGAGGTCCGCGTAGAAGCGATCGGTGATCCGCTGGTTGAGCGTGATCCCTTCCGCCGGCGCGCAGGGGGTGTAATCGTAGTCGAGGACGATCTTGCCGGCGGCGAGCTCGGACGCCGGGTTGTTCACCGGATCGAACCAGGCCGCCGCGCCGATCACGCGCTGGCCCGGGCCCGGGCGCGACAAGGCGCGGAACTTGGCGTTCACAGATTCGAGCATGTCGGTGATCAGGTGCCGGGTGATCGGCTTATCGACCGCCCAGAGGAGGCCCCGCGCGATCGTGTCCTGGAGGAACTGCGCGGTCCGGACCGCCGGCTCGAAGGCGAAGAGCGGCTCGTCGGACGTCGTGCGGTTGCCCCAGAACCGGAATCCGGTCCCCGGGTTGACGATCGTCGTCACCGGCGCCTGGTTGAGGATCGCCGCGTCATGCGCCTCGGCCATCAGGTCGAAGGTGACGTCCTGCGTCATGCCGGCGACGCCGTAGACCGGGACGTTCGAGAGCGACTTGTGGAAGCCGATCTCCTGGTCGATCCTCGCCCGGGTGCCGAGGGCGACGGCGATCGCGCGGCCGCTGAAGCTGCCGGAGAAGTCCGGATAGATCAGCATGTGCTCGCGCGCGCCGAATTGCTGGCGGTAGAGGACCGCCTCGGCGATCGTGTCGGCCGGGCCGCAGCCCGTGTAGGCGAAAGCGCGGAGCTTCTTCGCGACGACCTCGAGGGCAAGGGCGACGGGCTGGCTGTCGAGCCCCGGGCAGCCGAGGATGCGCGGGCGAACGCCCGTCTTCGCCTCGGCCGCGAGGAGCGCCTGTAGGCCGGTATAGCGGCCGCCGACGTAGCCGCCGATCACGTTCGCGTCGGTAGCTTCCTGCGCCGTGTCGCCGTTGCCGGCGACGCCGGGGGCGACGCGGACGATGATCACGACCGGGCTCGCCTGGTTCGAGATATCCTGAAGCGCCGCGGCGAGGGTGCCTTCCTCGCCGGCCTTGCCGAGGGCGGCGCGGACGTCGGTGAAGAGGACCGGCTCGTTGATCGGGAAAGCGTCGGCGTCCGCGTCGGGCGCGGTCGCGACCAGGCCGATCACGGCCATCGCCACGTCGAGAATCGGGCGGGTGCCGGTCGTCGGCTCGTTGACCTTGATCCCGTGGAAGAACGTCATGGGCGGGGGCTCCTTCGTTTAAGCGGACTGCGCGCCAAGGCGCAGGGGGATGGTGAGGCGGGCGAAGCTGTTCGGGCCGGGCCGATCGGTGCGGTATCCCTCAATCCCGATTCCGACCTCGCTCGGAGTCGATCCGCGGGTGACGGCGACGCGGGTGAGCTGCAGGCGAGTTTCCCAGCGATGGAGCGCGACTGCGACGGCTGCGAAGAGCTGCTGCAGGGTCCCGGGCGTCGACGGGGCGTCGACGAGCTCGAAGAGGAGGGAGCCGTAGTCGCGGCGCATGACGCGCGTTCCGATCGGCGTCGTGAGGATATCCTCGATCGACTGGGCGAGGTGAGCGTCGCCCTCGATCTCTGCGCCGGTGCGGGCGTTCATCCCAATCATTGCGGCGGCCCGGAGACGGCGCCGCCGGCAGCGACGCCCGTGTGCTTGTGGCCCTTCAGGCTCTTCCCGCCGCCGACGACGTCGGTCTCGGCCGTCAATGTGCCGAAAACGCGCGCGTCGCCGTGGATCTCGACGTCGCCGTAGATCTTCACCGCTGCGCCGGTGACGTTGATCTCCACGCCGCCCGAGGCGTCGACGAGGACGGTCGCCCCGTCGGGGAGCTTCACCTCGAGCGCGTGGCCTTCGGGATCGTAGGCGAGCTCGGCGCCGTCGGCGAACTTGATCAGCTCGCGCTTGCCCTCGCCGGGCAAGGGGAAGTCGTCGCAGGCGAGGCCGCCGATGGCGAAGGCGCCCTCGATATCGCCGCCCGGGCAGATAAGAACGACTTGCTCGCCGACGCTGTGCGGGGAATAGGTGCGCGTCTCGCCGGCGCGGCGCTCGAGCCAATGGATCTTGTCGGTGCGGATCTCGCCCGTCTCGATCACGACACGGCCGCCCTCGACCTCAGCCACGCGGCCGAAGCGGACGAGCTCGCCGATCGCGGCGGTTTCTTCAGGATCCCTGGACATCGCCCCATGGTAGGGGCAGGGGCTGCGCCAGTGCGCGCCCGCGCTGTTGTAGCGGCGCGTTCCTACAACATGGCGCGCAGCCGCCGGCTAGAGGGCGAGGTCGATCTCCGCGACATGCCGAACTTCGGCCGACAGACCGTGGTCGACGACCGGCCGCATTCCTTCGGCCCTGAAGAGGCCGCAGATGTGGCCGTCCTCGCCGTCAGCCCCCATCCGGAACCAAGGCCTTGGAAGCTGGCGCAGATGGTGCGCCTTCATCAGGCAGACGCCGAGGCCGATCACGTCAACCTGCTCGAGGCCCTCCGGCTTCGGCTGAAGCCGCTGCACCTCTCCGTCGACCAGGTTGAACGCCGACGGAATGACCTCCTCGACTATGCGCTGGCGGTAATTGCAGCCGACGATCGGCAGGTCGTGAAGGGCGAGCCGGAAGAACGAGTCGCTCGGGAAGATCATATCGTCGTCCAGCCAAAGCAGATAATCGGCGTCGCGAGCAATCGCTTGCTCGGCGAGCTGGTTTCGATTGTCCGCGACATAGGCGCCTTCGATCCCGCACGACCAGACCTCGGGAACCGTCGGGCGCTGGTTGTAGATGATCGGCGTCGTCAGTGTATGGATCAGCAGAGTGTCCCGGCAGATAACATGCTTCCACCTGGGGAAGCCGCGGGTCGGAGTCAGGATAGCAATCCGCATGGCCGCCCTTACTCCGCCAATTACTCCGGAGGATAGATCGTAAATGGCAGGATGTATGGGAACGGCGAGTTCTCGGCGCTGTCGTTCGTCTCCGTGACCTCGACCTGGTATTGCGTATAAAGCGCATCGGTGATCTCGCGCGTCGTTTCGAGGCTTAGGCCATTAAGCGTGAACAGGCCCGCCGCGTCCTGGGTTAGGGTGAGCGTCGAGCCCGGAAAGACGTTCGTGATAGTGCCGACGACATAACCCGCGGGCGCGCCGAAGGGGATGTTGTAGTTGTTCGGCTCCAAGCCCTTGCCGCTCAGGTTGGGGGCGTTGCCGAGCTGAACGAAGATCTGCGTCTGCCGAGGCGAGCCGTAGGTGCCCGGCGCGCGTTCCCGCAGCGAGATCGCGTGTTGCTGCATATTCTCGAAGTCGAGCAGCCACGGCGTAGCGACCACGATGTTGTCGTCGAGCAAAGCGAACCGGCCTTCAGCATTTTCAATCAGCTCGACCGTAGAGCCCGGGATGCTGCGGACTACGCTCCCGACGACCGTTCCAACGGGAGAGTTTTCCGTGACCAAGTAGCCGGTGAGTGTGAGATCGCCGATCTTGCGGAACAAGCTCACCTTGCCGATCGAGAGCGTCCGGTTTGGCGACATGGGATAAAAGCGGAGGCGGAGGAGCGGCGCGCCGTGGCCTGCCACCAGCTCGACGGTCTGCTGCCCGGAGGATCCGGAGCCGATAACCGACGAGCCGCTGGCGAACGACCAGACAGGCCGACAGAAGCCCGTCTGATCACCTGCCTCGTATACGACCAGGAGCTTGTCGCCCGCGACGATGCTATCGGACGCCCAAGACGCGAAGATGTCCTCTTCGTCGTAGTTGGTGCCGCCGATCATCCGGAGCTTGTGTGTGGCCTGGTCGAGAAACATCGTCGCCGTGCCAGCATCCGGGCTAACATAGATCAGGGGGGGCGGCCCGGCGTCTTCAAGATCGCCGTTCTCGATCAGGCTCAGCGGCGCTTCGATTGCTACGGAATTGATCTGGAGATAGGTGCTGCCGGTGAGGGCCGTGAAGAGCGCCTGCTGGTCGGTGATCAGATAGGTCTTGCCCGGCTCGAGCCCATCCTTTGCGGCCGCGAAGTCGAAGTCGGCCCGCGTCAGGGTGACGGGGCCGCCGCCGCCGCCGACGGCGTCGGCGAGCTCGGCGCGCAGCGCCCTGAACTCTTGGGAGACGCGGGCGACGAAGGCGGCGAGGCGGGCGGCGAGCGTCATCGGTTAGGCGAGGCCCGCCTCGAAGACCGCGACCAGGTCTTGGTCGGGATCGCCGATATCCCCGGTGCCGACGGCGCCGATATTCGTCCGCGCCTGCGCCTTCTGGTCGGTCGTGAGGGCCTGGGCCGCGTCGAAGCGGACGCGGTTCCCGATCGCGGTCGCGAGGCCGGCGAGCTCGGCCGCGTCGCCCTCGAGGAGCGCCTGAAGCTCGGTGAGGGTGTCGAAGGCGGCGCCGGCGCCGCCCAGGATCTGGTCGCGGACCGCGGCGGCCGTCGTCTCGAGCTCGGCGATGATCTTGTTGATGGACCAGGTTTCCGCGCTCGAGGCGGAGGCGTTGTCGTCGATCGTCGCCGCGGCCTGGGCGGCGGCGTGGGCCGCGACCGCCGCGGCGCGGACCTCGTTGATCGCCTCGACCAGGTTGGACTTGGTGACGGTGGCGAGAGAGGTGAGATCGCCGACCTTCGCCTGCAGGGCGAGCCGGATCGACTTGCACTCGGTGGCGACGCGGGTCGCGAGGCTTTGGAGGCGCGTGGCGAGGAGGCCCATGGTTGTTCCTTCAGAAGAGGAGTTGGTTGTCGAAGATCAGGGCGAGATCGCCTGGATCCTCGTTGGTGGCGGCTTCCCCCTGCGGCCCTTGCGGGCCGACGCCTCCGGTGAAGCCGCGGATCCCGAGGCGGGCGAAGCGGATCGAGAGACGTCGGCCGCCGTCGACGCGGCCGGCGATCGGCGCTGAGTTTGCGCGGAACGGCTCGCCCTCGAGGGGGCGAATCGGCGCCCCCTCGGGAGCGCGCGGGACCATCAGGGGAACGTCGTCGAGGACGATGATCTCGGGCCCGGGCAGCTCGAGGCGCAGGCGGACCTTGTAGCGGCGCTGGCGCTGGACGGTGCTCGTCTGCGCCCGCGTCATGGTGAGGGCGGCCACGCCGCCGGCGCGGTCGCTCCAGCTGATCGTCGGGGTGAAAGGGAGGTCGGTCGCCTCGACGACGAGGACCGCGCCGGCGCAGTCGAGCGGCCGCTGCTCGGCGGCGTCCTCGAAAAGGCAGATCTGCCAGCTGGGCGTCTCCCCAGGGCGGAAGTCGAGCATCGGTTTTCCTCACGCCGGCGCAGCGGCCGAGAAGGCACCTTGGCGGAGGGTGAGGGGGAGGGCGCGGCCGCGCTGTTGTCGCGGCCCGATCCTACAACATCGGGAGCCCGAAACGGAAAGACCCGGCGAGCGGAACAATTCCGCCGCCGGGCCCCGGGGGACCGCCTTAATAGCTAATCCCAAGCCTGTAGGAAATAAGCATTATTTGCGTCGTCTAGAAGTCGTTCGCTGCTTCGCGACCTGCGGCGAGGGCCTCGGGCCGGTTGCTGATGATCAGTTCCTTCCCGGTGCCGTGAGAGACGGTATAGCGAAACTCGACCGGCTCGATCGCGAACTCGCCGAAGAACTCGCGGACCGCGGGCTTGTCGTTGATGGTGAGGATGAAGCTCCCCTTCATCGTGCGGAGACACTCGCGCAGCTCGGTATAGTCTTCGCGGGTGAAGAGCTCCTTCCCATAAAGCCCCTCGATCCCCCAGTAGGGCGGATCGATGAAGAACAGCTGCTTTTCGCGATCGTAGCGGCGGATGAAGGCGCCGAAGGGCAGTCGCTCGATCACGACGCCGGCGAGCCGCTCGTGCAGATCCTCGAGGACGGGCTGCAGCCTCGTCACGTCGAAGCGACCGGGCCGCAGGGGGCGCGCGGCGAAATTGATCCCCTCGCGGCGCGCGCCGTAGGCGGTGCATTGCAGGTAGAGGAAGCGCGCCGACCGCTCGAGATCGGTGAGAGTTTCTGGATCCGTCGCCTTCAGGCGATCGAACTCCGCGCGCGTCGTGATCTGGAACCGAAGCATGTCCATGAAGGCGACGTAGTGGCGCTGCAGGATCCGGAAGAACGTCGAGACGTCGCCGGAGAGATCGTTGATCACTTCCTGCCGCGGTTTCGTCTCGCGACGAAGGAATACGCCGCCCATGCCGACGAACGGCTCGCAATAGCCCTGATGAGGGATGGCGTTGATGATTGCCGCGAGGCGACCGGCTAGCCGGCTCTTGCCGCCGATGTAGGGCGCGGGCGGCATGGTCGGCTGAATTGCAATCATGGTCACTTTGAGTTCCTTTCGGCCGTTCCTTGGGCGGTCGGGCAAGGGCTCAAAGGCCTCAGATTGTTGAACGCGCCGCACCTGCGGCACTTGATCTCGATCAAACCGGAGATCGCGGCTTTTGCGGCTTTGAAGAGGAGCGCCCCGCAACCGGCGCAGCGATGAGATTCCTTCACTGGAAAGTACCCGTATCTTGTCCCGCGCGAGGCGGCGACGAGCTCGGCCGAGGCCGGGCAGGATACGGGTGGCAGCCCGTCGAACTGGCGAGCGCTGGCGACGCTCGATCGGCGACCGCGAGGCCGTCGACGTCCCGAATCCTATTTGGGCGTCAGATCCGCGACGAGCCGTCCCTGTTGTAAGAACGGCTCGCGACAACAGCGGCTGCGGAACTTTCTCCATTCTGGCGAAAGCGCTGGACTCGGTTTGTAGAATTAGCGAGGGCGACGCGCCGGTGTGCCCGGTGGGGAGACTGAGCGCGGCCCGGGCCGCGGGAGGTGCGGCTGGCAGGTCGCGGTCGGCGGTTGGCGCCGTCGGCCCTCCCCTCTCTTCTCCTCGAGCTACGCGAGTTCGTAGCTATGGGCGATCGCCTCGAGCACGGTGAAGCCGATGATCGTCCCCGCCTCGTCGACCGGCAGATCGAACCGCATGGCCCGGAAAGGTCCGTCGATCTTCTCGACGAGCTCGCCCGTGAAATTGTGCGATCGCCACGCCTTGTAGGGGACGCCCTCGGTGTTCGCCGAGGGCGGCGGCTTGCCGTTGGAGACGGCGACCTGGTCGCCGATCGAGAGGGTTTCCCAGGCTTGCGCGAAGTCCATATCAGGCCGCCGATCCAGTGAGGGTGCCGCCGTTGGCGACGGCTACCGCGTTGCCGTTCTTCCGGACCGCGTAGCCCGCCGGGCCCGCGCCGCCTTGCCCGGCGCCGCCCGCCGCGCCGAAGCCGCCGCCGGCGCCCGCCGGATAATAGCCGGAGCCGGCCGCGCCGCCGCCGGCCGTCGATCCCGCGGCGCCGTTGGTGCCACTGACGCCGTCGTTCCACGTCGGCTCGCCCTCGCCGCCAGGCCCGTTGGGCGCGCCGCCGCCGCCGCCGCCGCCGCCGTGATAAGGGTCGTCGAAATTCTGCACCTGGTGGAAGGGCGTGACTTGCGCGCCGCCGCCGCCGCCGCCGCCGCCGCCGCCGCCGCGGATCGCGCCGCCAGCCTGGACGGTTACGCCTCCGGACATGCCGACGCGGCAGAAGACCGCATCGCCGCCAGCGCCGCCGGGCCCGGATCCGCCATAGCCGCCCTCGCCGCCGCCGCCGTCGACGATTCCGCCGTTCTGGACGACGAGGCCGAGGGCGATCGCGTAGGAGCTCGTCGGCCAGGTGCCGGTGTCGATCCCGATCCCGCCGGCGCCGAGGCCGCGGATCGTGACGCCGGCCGGGACGACGAACGTGATATTCGCGTCGGACTGCCCGGTGTAGCCCGCCGCGTCCGCCCTCGAGCGCAGGTTCACGGCCGAGCCGGAGGTGAGGTAGATCGTGGCGGTGAAGCCGCTCGGCGGATCTCCGGGCGCCCCGGTCGCGCCTGGCGCCGATCGGACGTCCCAATAGGCGTTTGCCTGCCCGGTGCCGGTGGGCGCCACGTTGGCGAAGTTGTTCTGGACGGCGACGTAGGAGCCGCCGTTGAACGTCACCTCGTTATGGAGATAATAGGTCGCGCCGGCGGTATAGGGCCCGCGGAACGTCGTGCCGCTGATCTGCTGCGGAGTCGACCAGCTGCCGATCAGCGCGCCGGCATAGGTTTTCGACGCGATCGAGGCCCAGAGGCTTTCGGTGCCGCCGGGGACGCCGTCCGACCAGCCGGCCGGGCTGGGCCCGGCGGGAGTGGCCGGCTGCGCCAACGAGCGCCGAAACTTGATATCCCGATAATTGCCATCGGCGCCGTCGGCGCCGGCCGGGCCGCCCGGGCCCTGAGCTCCGCCCGGGCCCTGCGGCCCGCCCGGCCCCTGCGCGCCGGGTGCGCCCGGGGCGCCGTCCTGGACGCAGACGACGCTCAGCGGATCGGTGAGGTTGTCGGGCGCTCCGGATCCCGCCGTGACGACGATGCTCTTCGTGCCCGCGGGCAGCTGCCCGGATTGGAGGTAGACCGTCCCCTGGTTCGACGCGGCCGTCGTGCCGCCCGCGGTCGTGCGGAGCGTCACGGCGCCGATCGCGGCGCCGTTGACGTTGTAGGCGGTGGCGGACCAGCTGAGCGCGCCGGCGTTGTTCTGCCGATTCGCGGTGAGGGCGATCACCTGGGAGGCCGGGGAGATCGATCCGGCCGCGTCGACCGTGAACTGTTGCTTGTCGGAAGTGACGTAGAGCGTCCGCGCCGGCGCGCCGTCGGCGCCGTTGGCGCCGTTCGCCCCGGCGACGCCGTCCTGGACGCAGACGACGCTGAGCATGTCGCTGACGTTGTCCGGAGCGCTCGAGCTCGCGGTGACGACGATCGCCTTGGTCCCCGCGGGGAGCTGCCCGGACTGAAGATAGACCGTGGCCTGGTTCGACGCGGCCGTCGTGCCGCCCGCGGTCGTGCGGAGCGTCACGGCGCCGATCGCGGCGCCGGCGGCGTTGTAGGCGGTGGCGGACCAGCTGAGCGCGCCGGCGTTGTTCTGCCGATTCGCGGTGAGGGCGATCACCTGGGAGGCCGGGGCAAGGGCGCCGGCCGAATTGTAGGTGAACTGCTGCCGGTCCGAGGTGACGTAGATCGTGCGCGCCGGGGCGCCGTCGGCGCCGGCCGGGCCGCTCGGGCCTTGCGCTCCGCCCGGGCCCGGGGCGCCGGCCGCGCCGACGGGCCCGGCCGGTCCCGCCGGTCCCTCGGCGCCGTCCTGCATGAAGACGACGCTCAAAGTGTCGCTGAGGTTGTCCGGCGCGCCGCTCGTCGCGGTGATCAGGATCCCGACCGTGCCGGCGGGGACGGCCGCCCCCTGAAGGTAGACGGTCGTCTGGCTGGTCGCGGCGGTCGTGCCGGCCGACGTCGTCCGAAGCGGAACGGCGCCCAGGTAGGTTCCGCCCGCGTCGTAGGCGGCCGCCGACCAGCTGAGGGTGCCGGCGTTGTTCTGCCGGTTCGCGTTGACGCTGATCACCTGCCCCGGCGGCGCGTAGGCGCCGGCGGCGTTCAGCTTGAAATGCTGCGCGCTCGAGGTGAGGTAGATCGTCCGCGCCGACGCGCCCGCTGCGCCGTCCTGGACGCAAACCGCGCTGAGGCTGTCGCTGACGTTGTCGGGCGCGCTCGAGCTCGCGGTGACGACGACGCTCTTCGTGCCCGCGGGGAGGAGCCCCGACTGCAGGAAGACGCTCGCCTGGTTCGTCGCGGCCGTCGTGCCCGCGGCCGTCGTCCGGAGCGCCACGGCGCCCAGGGAGACGCCTGCGCCGTTGTAGGCGGTCGCGGACCAGCTGAGGGCGCCTGTGTTGTTCTGCCGCTGCGCGCTGAGGGCGATCACCTGCGTCGCCGGGCTGAGCGCCCCCGTCGAATCGAACGTGAACTGCTGCTTGTCGGACGTGAGGTAGATCGTCCGCGCGGGGGCGCCGTCGATTCCGTTCGCGCCAGCCGCGCCGGCCGCGCCCGGGGCGCCGGCATTGCCGGCCGGGCCTTGGCCGCCCGCGGGCCCCGCGTCGCCCTTGTCGCCCTTCGGGCCGGTGGCGCCTGCGTCGCCCTTGTCGCCCTTCGGACCCTGCGCGCCCGGGGCGCCGGCCGGGCCTTGCGCTCCGGCCGGGCCGGCCGGGCCGACGCCGCCCGGGCCCGCGGGCCCCTGCGTTCCGGCGGGGCCGCGGAGCGCCTCGAGGAACTGAGCCTGCGTCTTGCCCGCGTTCCCAGGCTGCTGAAGCCAGACGCCGAAGGCCGAGGCTCCGCCGTCGAGTTCGGCCGCGATCGGCGCGCGCGCAGCGGCGGCGAGGTCGGCGATCGTCGTCCCGCGAGTTTCCTTGTTGCCGTTGCCGTCGTCCTGGACGACGGGGACGATATCGGCGCCGCTGAGCGGGCCGGCCGGGTGCTCGATCCTGAGCTTGCTAACTTTCATCGCGGGGGCTCCAATGGAGGTCGGCCGACGGATCGAAGGCCTCGAGCTCGGCGCCGTTCATCGCCTCGAGGCGCTGCTCGACCTGGTCCGACACGGCGCGCAGCGCGTCGATCGCGGCGCGCCGGGAGATCGGGCCGGACGTGTCGACGCCGGTCGTCATGGTGGCGCTCAGCTGAAGGGCGGCCATGGCGAGGGCCGCGTTGTCGTTCGCTTGCCGCCACTCGGGCGCGATCGCGAGGATCCGGCGGCGCGCCTCGCGCTTCACGCATTGCCGGACGAAGGCCCGCCGGTGCTCGAGGTTCTCGCGCGGCCGCCGGATATAGGGACGGCCGCCCTTGCCCGCGTAGATCTCGGCGCCGGCGGCCTGGGCCGCGACGAGGTCGCGGTGGCGCGAGGGCTTGATCCGGACCGCCTCGGGAGGGATGCCGGCGCCGTGCGTCGCGCGCGTCTGAAAACCGTGGGAAGGGCTCCAATAGGGCATGGCTACATTCCGATCGCGAACCAGCCCATGGGGACGGCGTAGCGGTCCCCGGCGGTGCTGATGATGAAGCTTCCCGGCGCGATCGGCCGCTGGATCCAGACGGGCTCGTCGGATTCGTCGCCGTTGTTCGGGTTGCCGTAGAAGGTGAGGAAGACGTGCCAGCAGGCCACGGGATAGGCCTCGGGGAAGTAGACGGTCTGACTGCCGAGGTAGACGCTCGCCTCGCCCCACTTGATTCTGAAGGGCGTTCCCGGGATCATCAGCTCGCCCGAGGGCCCGAGAGTTCGCGGAAGGCCCGCCAGAGAGGCGGGCGTTAGGGCGACGTCCGACCTGGTCCCGTCACGCGCGTCCTGGGCGGTCGCCGCCAGGACGGTGATGATCCGGTCGATCGTGAGGTCGCCGCCGCCCTGGGCGAGGCCTGCGGTGAGGATCTGGCGGGCGCCGGGGATCCGGCCCGCGAGCAGCGCGAGGATCCCCGCGATCGAATCGGGCGTGAGGGCGACGTCCGTCGCCGCGCCGGCCTCGGCCTGGGCCCGGCTCGCGGCGGGGACGGTGATCGCGCGATCGGCGGCGAAGCTGCCGCCGCCCTGGGCAAGGCCGGCGCCGACGACCGCACGCGACGTCGGGGGAGCGCCGACCTTGGCAGCGGTGAGAACGACGTCGCCGATCTCGCCGTTGACGGTGCGGACCGGGGCGCCCGGGCTGAGGAACTCGACCCAGTTCCCGAGGACGCTTGGCGGCGCTGCGGCGAGCCGGTACGTCTTCGTCAGATCCGTCCGCTGGCAGAAGTCGCCGGGCCCGGCGGCCGCGAGCGCCGTCATCTCGGCGTTGCTCGCCGCGTAGTAGGTATCGATCGAATCCTGCGCCGGCAGATATTGCGGCGGGATCTTCCCGTCGGCGCCGATCGGCGCGACGCCGCCCGCGGCGCCCTTCTCGACCAAGCGCAGGTAGACGCCCTTCGCGCCTTTGGGCGTCAGGATCTTGTCGTCGACGTCGCCGGCGGCCGCCTCGGCGTCGGTCGAAAGGTAGGCGACGCCCTTGCGGGTGCGCGTCGCCGGCGGATAGAGGAAGTTCGCGTCGCCGAACTCGATCAGCTCGGCGACGGCCTGGGCGAAGGTGACGTCGGCCGCCATCAGGAAGGAAGACGCGGTGCTTTTCTGGAAGAGGGGCTCGCCCTGCCCGGCGACGCCGAAGAGGGCGCCGTTGTCGAGGTAGAGCGCGAAGCCGCGCACGGTGTAGGCGTCGGCCGTGTCGTCGAGCGCGACCATGTGAATCACGCGATCGTTGACGGCTTCGCCCGCGACCATGGCGATCCGCTTGAACTCGCCGGGGAGCTCCTCGAGCGTCGGCGCCGGGACGAAAGCCGAGGCGGTCAGACCGAGCTCGGCGATGCGGACCGCGTTCGTCACGCCCTGCTGGGCGTCGAGGAGGGCGGAAAGCCCTTCCTCGGTGATATAGACGACGACGTGAAGATCTTCGTTCTCGTTCAAGTCACCTCTCCAAAAGATCGCCGTTTTCGGCCTGGAGGGGCTCGCCCTCCTCGGTGCTGAGGAAGGCCGTCTGCTCGGCGCGCATGTCGGCCGTCGCGACGATCCGGACGAAGCCGGCGACGCGCGCTGCGCCGACGATGTTGAGGCCGGCGCCCGCCTTCAGGCTTTGGATGAACTGCAGGTGCGAGCGCAGCGGCTTCACTCGCGCGATCTCGCGGACGATCTTCTCGGCGAAGGCCGCGGTCGACCGCTCGCCGCCGCCAAGGCCCAGATCGAGCCGGACCTGGAAAACGTGCGGATCGAGGCGCGGCTGCGCCTCAAACCATTCCACGAGCTCGAGCAGCTCGTCGAAGCCGGCGAGGACCGCCTCGACGGCCGCGCGCGTTCCCTTGCGGCGCTGCAGGTCGATCGCCCGCGCGACCTCGAGCCGCTTCCGCTGCTCGGACCAGGCCGATTCCCAAGCATCGATGCTGAGGCCCCAGGCAAGCCAGGGGAGGAGCTCGACGGGGCAGGTCCAAGGATCCCAGATCGAGGGCAGGGGAATCGGGACAGCCGAAACCCGCGTGACCGTCGTCGCGATCGCGCGCTCGAGCGGCTTCGCGTTCGGGGGCAGGAGGGCGGCCGTCATTCGCCGACGACCGCGAAGCTGAGGTTGACGCTCGTGCACCAGGGCGCCTGCGTCGCGCCGAGGACCAGGTTCCCCGGCGAGGTGAGGTCGACGCGCTGGACGCCGTCGACGTGAAGGGCCGCGTAGAGGGCCGAGATCGTCACGTCGCGGCCGAGGCGGCGCGCGGCCGCGAGATAGGCCTGCAGGCTCGCCTCGGCCGCCGCCATGACGATCGTCGGATCCGGCCCCTGGTAGACGTAGAGCTTGGCGAGGATCGCGAACTCGACGACGTCGGCCGACTGGACGGTGACGAGGTCGGTGAGGGGGCGGACCTCGCGGCCGTTGACGATCGCTTCGACCTTGGCGAGCAGCTCGGCCGAGGCCTCGCCGTTTCCAAGTCTCGAGAGGACGGTGACGACGACGGATCCCGGCGACGGGCTGGTCGCGCTCGCGTCGAGGACGTCGGCGTCGGCCGAGCGCGCGTGGAAGACGTAGGCGAGCTCGGGCCCGGCGACGCTGAAGCTCTCGGGCGCGAGGATGACGCGCTGGCGCAGCGCGTCGTCGTCCTCGAGAACGGCCGCGGTGCCGGCGACGGGATCCGCCGGCGTGAGCTCGAGGCGGGCCACGCCGACCAGGGCGGCGACGTGATCGAGGTCCGCGCCGGCCGCGAAGGCGACCATGACGCTGCGCGCCCGATCGTTGAACTCCTGCCGGATCAGGAGCTCGCGGTAGGCGAAGACCTGCAGGAGCTTGACGACCGGCTCCGATTCGACGGTCGCGTCGAATCCGGGCATGGCGATCTGCATCGATGCCACCAGTGCGTCGAAGATCTGCTCGAAGCTGAGCTGCTCCACCACGTCGGGGGGAGGCAGGCGCGAGAGATCCACTGCGGTCGAGTTTGAGCTGCCGGACATTGCGGCCATGTCGGGCCGCGCGCGGGATGGCCGCTAGGCGCGCCTGTTGTAGCGGCGCCTTCCTACAACATCGGCCCCATGCCCGCGGCCGAGCGCGCCCCTAGCTTAGGGATCTCCCGGGCCTGGTGCCCGGCTTTCGCGAAGGGAGGTCCTGATGCGCTGAATCGCCCCTAAGCTCAGGCCTCTGCCGGGGCGCGGGCCCCCCCCCCCCCGCCCCCCTTCTCTTATGCCTGGGCGAGCTGCTCGAGCACGATATCCATGATCGCCTCGTTGTCGGCCTCGCTGATGCCGAGGACGCGCCGCATGGCGTATTTGGCGACGGGCGAGCTCGGGTCGCGCGTGACCGTGTCCTCGAGGCCTTCCTGGTGAACCGTCATGATCCGCGCCATGGCGCCGACATAGCCGACGCGGGCCTCGCCCGTCGTCGCTTCCTTCCGAAGATATTGAGTGTTCCGCGCCCTGAGGAACATCTTCCGCTGTTTGATGCTCCGCTTCAGCTGCGTCACCTTGTCCCGCTTGCGCCGGGCCCGGGGCTTTTTCCGCGGCTCGAAGGCGCGGCCCTCGGCGTCGACGTTGGCGCCGATGGTCTTCTGGCGCGCCTTTTGGAGGTGGGCCGCGATCTTCAGGCCCATCTTCTTCCGCTCGGCCGGCTCGATGCTCGAGGCGAAGTCCGCGAGGAAGGTTTCGAGCTGCTCGATTCCGGCGCCGACGATCTCGGCCATTATCCGAGCTCGGGGCCGGCCTCGCCGTGGCGGCAGACGAGCTCGCCGTTCGCCCAGATCTCGCCGGCTAGGGCGCCGAGGGGAACGTCCTCGAAAGTCGCGTCGATCGGCGGCTCGGGGCGATAGACGAGCTCGAAGCCGCCTTCGCGCGGCTCGACGTCGACCGCCTCGGTAAGATCGAGGCGCACCTCGAGGTCGATCAGCTTCTCGCCCAGGACGACGACCTCGTAAGTAAAGGCCTGGTCGCCGTCGGTGTGGTTGAGGAGGAGCTCGCGCTGGTTGTCGCGTAGCCAGAGGAGAACCGGGAAGAGGATCTGATTCCCGTCGCCGGCGAAATTGGTGACAATGATGATGCAGCGGTACCGGTACTCGAAGCTGAGCCCGGCGCCATACCGCGCCGCCAGCTTGCCCTTGTCGATGAAGACGGCGAGCTGGTCGGGATCCGTCTCGAGGGACGAATTGGCCGCGACGATCGCGGCGCGGAGGCTATCGGGCTTCTTCACCGATCAGCGTTTGCGGCTCCGGCTTCGCCGGAAGCTGAAGGTGCCGTCCGGGACCAGCGCCGGGATCGCGGAGAGGCCGAGCGAGGCGAGGCCGATCGTGTGCGACCCGCCCCCGCTGATGATCATCGCGTAATTGGCGAGGCCTCCGGAGATCGCCGCGCCGGACGAAACCTCCGACAGGCGGGCGAGCAGAAGGCGGAACAGGGCGAGGAACGGCGAGGCCGCCTTGTCACCGAGCTGCTGCAGGAGGGTACGCTCCACCGCCCGGGCCGCTTTCGCGGCAACCTTCGGCGCAGCCTTCCGAACGGCGGCCTGGGCAGCGGCGGCCGCCTTGGGGGCGCCCTTCCGGATCGCGGCGCGGGCAGCGCTCTTGCCGCCCCTTACGATCGCGCGCTTTACGTCGCGGCCGCTCACGAGAAGCGCCTCGTGCAGACCGCGAGCTCGCGCCGGCGGCGTTGATCGAGGCCGCGGACGACGCGCCCGCCGGCCTTGTTCCACATCAGCAGCGCCGAGCAGCCCTGAGGGTAGAGGCCGGCGTTGAACCGGCGCGCGACGGTCGAACCGCAATAGCCGCGGCCGCGGATCCTCTTGGCGGGGATGGCGCGCCGGCCTACGCCGACGTTATAGGCGAGGGAGGTGGCGGCGAACCGTGGGCCGACGCGGCGCAGCTCGGTCGCCCGATCGGGCGACAGCGCCAAGCCCGGCGTGCAACGCATGACGCCCTCGGCGTGCTTCACCAGCTCTTCCTCGAGCATTTCGGTGCACTGAGCCTCGGTGAAGGTCTCGCCCTTGCGGATCTTCCGGCCCTGATAGGTCGTGATCCCGTCGCAGGCGGTGGCGACGCCGACAATGTCGAGATAGGCGCGCAGATACTGGCGGCCGCGGACGTGCTGGATCGTCGCGCTGCCATCGGCCGCGATCGACGCCTTGACGACGCGGCCGCTTTCCTCGGCGGGGATGCCGACCAGGAGAAGCCCGGCGCAGGCGGCGCCGACGACGGAGGCCAGGGTCTTCCGGCCGGGCCGGACGCCCGGGCGAGGGGCGGGTGCAGTTCGAGTCATGATTCCTCCGCGTGAGAAGTCGGTTCAGGAGCGTTGTCGTTCGCGTGGGCGCGCGGCGGCGTCCGGCGATGCCACGGCGGGGGAGGGACGGTCGGCTCGGCCTCGCCGAGGTAGCGGCTGCGAAGAACCGCCGGGAGCGAGCCGACCGTCTCGGCCGCGTTCTGGATGAACCGCGGCGTCGCCTCGTAGGCGATCATCCCGACGGCGAAGCTGATGGCCTGGGCGACGAAGCCCTGGGCGCCGAAGATCGCAACGATCGCGCCGGCCGCGAAGTAGGAGACGACGATGCCGACGAGGATCTGAGCGAGGCGCTCCCCATAGGTAAGGCCGCGCTTGAACGCCTGGGAGACGGCGGCGCCGATCGCCGCGGGCGCCAGAGCGGAGCCGGCGGCCTGCGCCGTCTCGACGATCGAGGGCGGAAGGTGGAAGTCGGACATGGTCAATCCCAAAGCTGGGGGATAGGAGGGGCCGCCGGCATGGCGGCCGCGGCGGGCAGGGTGATGGCGAGGCCTTCGGGCAGCGTCGGACCTCGAGCGGCGAGGCCCGGGTTCGCCTCGAGCACGGGCTCGACGGCCGACGTCCCGAGGACGCGCCAGACGACGGCGTCGACCGTCTCGCCGGCGCGCGCGGTGGCGGGGATCCCGACGCTCATCAGATCAGCTCGACGTCCGTCGGATCCACGCCGAGGAGGTCGCGGATCGCGTGAGTCGCGTTGCGGCGATAGTCGGCCGCGCTGAGCGCCTTTTGCTCGGCCCGCTCGGCGCCGTCCTTCGTCGCCGTGACGTCGCGATAGGTTTCGACCAGGTCGGCCATGGCGAGGTTGAAGACCGCGCGCCGGTAGCGCCGCACGAGCGCGGGCTCGAAGTCGATCTGGATCTCGGGCTCGACCGCGGCGAGCGACGCCGCGCCGGCGCGCTCCTGCGCGAAGCGCCACGTTCGGAGCTCGCGGCCGACATAGTCCTGGGCGCCGTAGATCGCCTCGAGGAGGCGCGCCTCGGTGACGGCCTCGGTGACCCGCATTGCCTCGCGCAGCTGCGCGGGATCCGTCGCCGGGTACCAGCCATCATGCTCGACGACGGCCCTCGGGGAGGCTGGCGACGGCGCGGGCGTTGAGGTAGGGACGGCGACGAACGTCATGATTGCGGCCCGCGGGCTCCCGGGGGTTGGTTCGCCCCGCGGCTAGCGGGGGGTGGGGAGAGTCGATCTGGGGTAACGGCCAAGGGGAGCCGCCTTCGATCGCTTCTCCGCCCCCCGAGCGCCGCGGGGCGAGCTGGTGAGCCGGGCGAGGAATTCGCCCGACGAAACTATTCCGCCGGCGCCGCGAGGGCCTTCGCCTCGCGCTCCAGTTTCTCGATCTCTTTCTTCACGCCCGCTTTCGGGTTGAGTTCGAGCGCGCGACGCAGGAAGCGGAGCGCTCCCTCGACCGCGGCGCGCTTGCCGCCCGCGGGCCCGTCGGCGCCGGGCTCGGCCGCGGCGGCCGCGCGGACCAGCTGCAGGCCCATGGCCTTCTGCAGCTTCGCGCGGACCTGGTCGGGCATGTCCTGCTCGGCGGTGAGCCGGTCGACCTCCTGCAGCAGCCCGAAGTCGAAATCCTCGCCCTGCCCGAGGCGCTTGATAGCTGCCTCGGCGATCTCCTCTGCGATCATGGTTGCGGCCGTGCGCTCGAAACGCTCGGGCAGGGCGAGGCCGTGGCGGAGGACGTAGGCGATCTGAGGGAGCGCGCCCTCAAAATCGCCGACGTCGATCCGCCAGACCATGACCTGGGAGAAGACGTCGTCCTGGAATCCGCCCTTGCCGGCGGCCTCCGCGTCGAGGACGCCCGAAACCCAGGGAAGATAGGCCGGGAGCAGCTGCCGCTTCAGCTCGATCTTCGCCTCGATCGACTGAAGCTCTTTCAGCCGGCGAAGATCGACGCCGAGGCGGGCGCGCTGAAGCTCGTATTCCGTCGCCTCCGGGCCCGAGGGCGGACGCACGGCCGCGACTGCGGCGGCGGTGGCGATCCGCGCGAGGACTCGGGCCTGGTGGCGACGGGCGAGGCTCATTGGCTCAGTTCCTGAGGCGGGGGCTTACGCCCCCTCCTCCGGTGCGGCCGCCGGCTTCGGCGCCGTGACGATGTTCTCGACGAAGGAAACGAGGCCGTATTCCTCGACGACGTAATCCTCGTTGACGCTCTCGTAGTTGGCGACGCGGTCGAACTCCGGCTCGTCCTTCAGCTGCCGGCGCCGCGTCTCTTCCTGCCAGTAGATCGACAGGTTATCGAGGCGGGTGATCAGCAGCGCGTTGGCCGGGAAGAACGGGACGCGGACCGCCGCGAGGCCGCCGATCTGCTTGGCCGAGGCGAGGATGCGATCGCGGGCCTCGATCTCGGTCGCGGTGTTGGCGGCCTGGTTGATGATCGGGAAATACTTGTCGTCGACCAGGTCGCGGCCGACGATCACGACCAGCGACGTGTCGTCGCGGTGCCACTCGTCGATCAGACGAACGGCGTCCTTCACCAGGGCGTCGAGGTTGACGTAGTCGGCGCGCGCCGTGTCGGCGTTGCCGGCGCCGTTATTCGCGGCCTCGTTGAAGAGCTCGACGTTGTCGGCGACGTAGATCGCCTTGTTCGTGTCCTTCCCGTCGACCATGACCGGGGCGGTCAGCTCGCCGTCGTCGAGGACGCGCGCCGGGGTATTGGTGCGGATCTTGTGGAGCCAGCCCTCGTTGAGATCCTGCAGGAGCGGGAACGCGACCTTGTCGGTCTGAAGGGCGGCGTGGGTGCCGTTGAAGCCGACCATGATCCGGTCGCGGGCCTGCTGGCGCAGGATGACGTCGCGGATGATCGTCTGGAACTCGGGCTTGTGGCGCCAGGCGTCGAGCTTCGAATAGCGGATGCTGTGATCGAAGTTGGTCTGCCGGCAGTGATACCGGCCGAGAACGCCGAGGTCGGTCGGATCGCCGGGGTTGCGCCGGTTGCCGGCGGCGGTGTTGGTCCGGCTCGCGATCGGGCCGCTGACGTCGATCCCGACCTTCTCGCCTTCCTGCTGGATGACGGGAACGATATTGATCTTCTGCAGGAAGTCGCTCTGCTCGCGCATGCGCGCCTCGAGCTTCTGCTCGACCTGCGGATCGACGGAGAATTTCGTCGTCGCGTCGGCCGCGTCGATCCCGTTCAGGAGCGCGATCTGCGAGACGTAGGCGTTGAAGAGGGCGCGGGTAGTCCTGTGCATCGTATTCTATCCTTGTCAGCCTGGGGGCGGAGGCGGGGCGGTTCAGCAGTCGGTTTTGGCGAAATTGCCCTGCTCGCCGGTGCCGACGGGGCGGCGGCTCGAGCTGGCGTCGGTGGTTTCGAGCTTCCCCTTGAGCTCGGTGAGCTGGCCGGAGAGGGCCGCGATCTGGCCGTCAGCCTTCGTCGCGTAGGTGCCGATCGCCGCGGTGACGGCCTTCCCGAGCTCGGTCGCGAACGCGGCCTGGTCGAAGGGAGCGGCCGCGTTGGTCGCGGGCTCTTCCTTCTTCGGCTGCTCGGCGGGGGTGCCGGTGAACTTGGCGGCGAAGCCGTCGAGGACGCCCTTCAGCTTGGACGTCCAGTCGTCGGCGCCGCCCGGCGCCGAGGCGTCGAGCTCGAAGGAAACCTCCATCGCCTCGGAGAAGTGGTTGCCGGCGTCCGTCTTCCGGGCGGCGAGCGGGTTCACCTTCGCCTTGCCGGCGAACTCGAGCATCTCGGTTCCGAGGGAGGCGGGATTGTCGGTGATCGCGAGGCCGACCAGGCCGGCCTTGCCGGTGCCGGCGAAGTTCGGCGCGATCTCGCACGAGGTGAAGAGCTTCTGGCCCTTCTTGTTGATCGCGAGCAGCTGGTCGTTGACGTCGAACTGCGCCTCGAGCGCGCGCTTTTTGACGGTCTTCCCGTCGAGCTGCATCTCGAAGTCGGTGGCGCGGAGGGCGACGACGGAGCCGTAGGCATTGAACGGCGGCTCGGGGCTGAAGCCGGCGATATGCTCGCAGTTGATCCGGGCCGTGTAAGTGGCCGGGGAGTAGCCCGCGGCCATTTCATTGATCCAGTTCAGGTCGATCGTGCGGCCGTCGACGGTGGCGCCTTCGACGGCGATGCGGAAAAAGCGAGTGAGGGGCATGGTGGCTCCGGTCCTGAATTTCGGTGCCGACGCGCCCCGCCCGGGGGGTTGAAAAGCGGAACGCGCCGGTCGCGGCCAAAAGGGACCGGGAAGGGGGCGACGGTAAAGCGAGGCGTGTTGTAGGAAGCGCCCGCTACAACAGTGGCAGAGGGCGGGAGGGGCGCAGCCGCGGTTAGCGTCGCCGCCATGCTGATCGCCCCGATCGAGAGACCGCTATATGCCGACGTCCGCCGGGAGGCCCGGAGCCTCTACTGGCGGGGCTGGGGCGTCACGCAGATCGCCGACGAGTTCGATCGCCTCGGCCTGCAGGTCGAGGGCAAGCCGGTTAAGCGGTCGACGATCGAAAGCTGGAAGCAGCGGGAGAAGTGGCAGGAGGCGCCGTCGATTCGCGCCGCGGAAGAGGCCCTCACGGTCCGATTCCAGATGCTCGTCGCGAAAGAGCAGAAGACCGGCCACGACTTTAAAGAGATCGACCTGCTCGGCCGCCAGATCGAGCGCTTCGAGCGGTGCCGGCGCTACCGCGATTCCGGCAACGAGGCCGACCTCAATCCGAATATCGCGAATCGGAACAAGGGCGAGAAGAAAAAGCCGCGCCCGAATATGATCACGGCCGAGATGGCCGAGCAGCTGCGCGAGGCCTTCCTCGAGCGCTGCTTCGACTATCAGCGGACCTGGTGGGCGAACCGGAACCAGCGGACCCGGTTCATCCTGAAGAGCCGCCAGATCGGCGCGACCGACTATTTCGCGCACGAGGCGCTGATCGACGCGCTCGAGACGGGCCGAAACCAGATCTTCCTCTCGGCCTCGCGCCGCCAGGCCGAGATCTTCCGCCGCTATATCGTCGAGTTCGTCTTCCGGGTGACGGGCGAGGTTCTGAAGGGCGAGCACCTCCTGATCGACCGCGGCGACGACGAGGACGGGAAGCCGCTCGAGCGCCCGACGATCTTCTTCCTCGGCGCCAATTTCCGGACCGCCCAGGGCGAGCACGGGAATTTCTACTACGACGAGTGCTTCTGGGCGCAAGCGTTCGACAAGACCGACGACGTCGCCGCAGGCATGGCGAGCCAGAAGCGCTACCGCGAGACCTATTTCTCGACGCCGTCGACCAAGTCGCACCAGGCCTTCAAAAAATGGACCGGCGAGAAATTCAACGAGGGCCGCCCGAAGGCCGACTGGACGAAGATCGATACCTACCACGCGGCGCTGAAGGACGGCGCGCTCGGCGGCGACGGGATCTGGCGCCAGATCGTCACGATCGAGGACGCCGAGCGGGGCGGCTGCGATCTCTTCGACGTCGACGAGCTCCGCCGGCGCAAGTCGCCGGAGGTCTTCGACAACCTCTATATGTGCAATTTCATCGACGACGCCGAGTCGATGTTCCCGTTCGCGCTGATGCAGCGCTGCCGGGTCGAGAGTTGGGACAAGTGGAAGGATTTCGACCCTTACGGCCTGCGACCGTTCGGGAACGGCGAGGTCTGGCTCGGCTACGATCCCGACGAAAGCGCCGCCGGCGATAGTGCCGCCCTGGTCGTCGTCGCCGCGCCGCAGAAGAAAGGCGACAAATTCCGAGTTCTCGAAAAGCACCGGATCAAAGGGCTGCTATTCGAGGAGCAGGCGGCGCTGATCCTGAAGCAGCTCGACCGCTATAACGTCACCTATATCGGAATCGACGGGCAGGGCGTCGGCGCCTCGGTCTGGCAGCTCGTCGTCAAGAAATTCCCGATGGCCCGGAAGATCGGCTATTCGGTCGAGAGCAAGACCCGCATGGTCTTGAAGGCGAAGAGCGTGATCCGCGCCGGCCGCCTCGAGTTCGACGCGAGCGACAAGGATATCGCGCCGAGCTTCATGTCGATCCGGGCCCAGCTGACGAAAAGCCAGAGCCAGATCACCTATGTCGCCAGCCGCGCCGGCGACACGGGCCACGCCGACGTCGCGATGGCCATCATGCACGTCCTCGATAACGAGCCGCTCGACGGCGAGCTCTCTAGCAAAACCGCTGAAGTGGAGACTTTCTGAGATGACTGAGCAGCTGACGACGGGCGGCGCCGACGCGCCGGCCGCGAACGACAACGAGGCGGCGCCCTCGCGCGAGATCGAGGCCTTCACCTTCGGCGAGCCGGAATCGGTCCTCGATCGGAGCGAGCTGCTCGGCTACGTCCAGATCTGGCAGAACGGGCGCTGGTACGAACCGCCCGTTTCGATGAATGGCCTCACGAAGGCCTTCGATCTGCCCGGGCCGCACGGCAGCTGCATCCGGCTGAAGACGAACCTGCTCCTGCGCTATTTCCGGCCGTCGCGCCTGGTCAGCGCGGCCGACTTCGAGAAGTTCGTCCTCGACTATCTCGCCCTCGGGAACGCCTATTTCGAGCGGCGGAGCAATCGGCTCGGCGGGCCGCTGAGGCTCGCGCACAGCCTCGCCCGCTACACGCGCCGCGGCGTCGAGGCCGACCGCTTTTTCTTCGTGCCGGGCTATATCTCGCCCGGGCAGACGCAGGAGCACGAGTTCGAGCTCGGATCCGTCTTCCACCTTCAGCAGTTCCACGTCAGCCAGGAGGTCTACGGCGTCCCGGAGTTCCTGCCCGCCATGCAGGCCGGGCTCCTGGGCGAGGCCGCGACCCTCTTCCGCCGGCGCTACTATGTGAACGGCAGCCATGCCGGCTTCGTCTTCTACCTCTCGGAGGAGACGATCAGCGAGGGCGGCGCCGCCAAGATCAAAGAGCAGCTGAAGCGGTCGAAGGGCGTCGGCAATTTCAAAAACCTCTTCATTCATGCGCCGGCCGGCAAAAAAGACGGCGTCCAGATCATCCCGATCAGCGAGGTCGCGGCGAAGGACGAGTTCCTTAACGTGAAGCAGGTTTCGCTCGAGGAGATGCTGATGGCGCACCGGACGCCGCCCCAGCTGCTCGGAATCATTCCGAAGAACTCGGGCGGATTCGGTGATCCGCTGAAGGCGATCGACGCCTTCCAGTGGCTCGAGATCGCGCCGCTGATGAAGCGGATGCTGACGATCAACGAGTGGCTGGGCGTCGAGGCGATCGCCTTCGATCCGCTCGAGGGCCTCGCGCCGGCGGCCGCGGCCGCCTAGTCGGCCGCCCGGTCGATCGGGACCAAGGCGACGCCGACCAGGTTCGGCTTGCCAGTCGCGCGATCGACGGCGAACTCGGCTTCAACGCCGACGTCGCAACCGCCGCGGTCTAGGCCAGAGAAGCGCGGGAGCTGGATCTCGCGGATCGTGCCCAGGAACCGGGGGCGATGGCCTCTCGCCACCTCGTCGATCAATCGGATCCTCACGTCGAGGAGCTGCTCGCGATCGTCGGCGCACAT